TGGATAACACTTTTATTTTGTATTGTATCAAATCATTAGGAACACGAAGCAATCAAGGTGTGAAAAGTAAAAATACGGAACTACTTGATAAGTTAGAAAGATTTTACATTGAAGAATATCAACCTCTGGTAAATCACGAGAAAACCAATTTGAAAAACACTACTTTTTTATTACCTTATTTAGCAACGCAAATTCATACTTCATTCTCCAACAACGCACAAGAACATTTCGTTCAGCATTTTTTGAGATTTATTAACAAAACAACAACAAATATAACCGAAGATAAATCTATTTTATTCAAGTTGAAACATCAATTGATGAATTTGAATAATGAAACGGATGAAATTTTTAATCATTGGAAAATCACTCATTTATCTAATATTTTACCAACTAACATTACAAAGTCTGTTTATTATGATGTGAAAGTTAGACCATTTGAATATTTCAAAGGAATGTTGTACATGAATGAAGTTCTGGAAAAACAAGAAAGTAAATTATTTCAACCATTGCCACTACGAACCAATATCATTCCAAAGCATATTATTTTGGATACAGCAAGTTTGGTTAGTTTATTCTGTCCAGCAAATAAAACAGATGGAATAAAAAAGGGTGAATTACATAAAAACCTCAAAGAAAACCAACATGACATTTGGAATGCCTTTTTGAATTTGAATCACACGATTTTTAGAAACCAACATTATCAGTTCCATCATCAAATACAAACTGACGGAGTATCTTGTTGCTTGTTGTTTATTAGAAAAGATTTGAAAGATAAGAAATGGGGTGCAAGAGTTCCAATCATTCCAGAACAAGATTTTTATGGTATTGAAGATTTATCCAATGAACAATTAGATACATTAAATGATAGAAATATTATTGGTTGCGACCCTGGAAAACATAGTTTAGTGTATATGATGGATACGAATGGTAATAAATTACAATACACAGCATCACAGCGGAAAATAGAAAGTTATGGAAAAAGAAATCAACGAATATTATTACAAGAAAAGAAACGAAATAAAATTATTGAAAAAGAAACTCATTTATCAGTTCAAAATAGCAAATCTGTTGATTATATCAAGTTCAAAGCATATTTGGTTGAAAAAGATAAACTAAATAAACAAGTGGGTGAATTTTACCAGAAAGAAACTTGGAGAAAAATGAAATTTAGACAATATAGTTATGGTAAGAAATCAATAGATACATTCCTGAATAAAATCCAAAAAACATTTGGTTCAAATATCCTAATTGGTTATGGAAATTGGAGTAGGGATACACAAATGAAACATTTTATGCCTACGATGAATAAGGGATTAAGAAAGCAAATCCATAAAAGATATGATACTATTACAATCAATGAATTCAACACAAGTAAGAAATGTTGTGATTGTTATAATGACATGAAACATTACCGAGATAAAAAGAATAAGGAAGTATATCGTCTTTTCGTGTGTTCTAACTGCGTGAGTTGCCAAAACAAACAAATCGTATTTAGAACACGAGATGCGAATTCCGCAGTAAATATAATGAACTTAACTACTTGTTGGATAAAAAATCAAACAAGACCAGAAGAGTTTAGTCGAGCATCGTCTTTCACTTGTTTTGGAGAAGAAACAAGAAAAAGTAAGACCATCGTTGTTAAAGCCGAGGAAAGCGGTAAGCACAACTATTGATTTTACACTTTTGAATTTTTATTTTCGTATTTTTGTGCGAACTTAAATCTTCAAAGGTGTAAAAGGTATAAAATTGCACGTTTAAATACCAAAATATAATACATAAATATAATGTATATTTATGTATTTTTTTCCCGAGACCAAGGATTTTCGTATTGATACAAAAGAAGATAATGAGCTTATATCATCACGAGACGAAAACAACCTTGGTGAAAATGAAGTGCTTGACATAGAGGCAGCAAAAAAACCTACTGCTCTCAAACCATATCGTGGGTTTTTAGATGTAATGAACACTATGAACGTTAAATTTGGATATAATGATGGCAAATTATCAACTGCGTTAGATTTAATTTCATTATATCTCAAAGGCCAAAAAATGTTGTATTTAGAAGCAAAGTCGTATTGTGAATTTTATCTATATCGGCTCATGATTCCGGCGATTATTATTTCATCTGTCTCGTCGGTTATTAGTGGAATATTTTATGATAATACTATTGCTGTAAAGGTTGTTTCCGGAACAAGTGCTATAAATACTATTATTTTATCTCTCGTAAATTTTTACAAATTAGATGCAAAAGCAGAGGCACATAAAATGACTGCATACTCATTTGACCAACTTATTTCAGAATGCGAATTTACTTCTGGTAAAATATTGTTAAGTAACGTAGCTGAAAATAAAAAGGGCGAAGAGGCCGAACATGCGAACCAATCTTCAGACAAGCCTATTAAATATGATATACAATACGTCCAAAATTTTATTACGCAAATTGAGAAAAAAGTAAAGGAAGTGAAAGAGAAAAATCAATTCATCATTCCGGATACTATTAGATATAGATATCCTACTATTTATAACAAAAATATATTTATGGACGTTATAAGCATGCATATAGATGAGATGAAATTCTGTAATGAATTAAAGGTTATTTGTAACGCTGAGATTGATGTTCAGAATAGAATTATTGGTGGAGACATGTCGCGGAATACACAAAACGACTGGAATAAGCTATATGTTGATAAAAATAAAAAAATAGATGAAATTCTTGAATATCGGAAAACTAAAACAAAATGGGACAAAAATATATCAGACGAATTGTATAACACTGAATACAAGGATACAAAGTGGTTCTGTTATTAAAATGTTGAACATGTATTTTATACCTTTTCTCATTTCAAACGCAGATTATATACAATAAAAAAATTAATTAAAAATAATTTGTTATGTGTATATATACAATCTATAATGAGTAAAACATATTTATTATCAACCGATACATTAAAAACAATAAGTCAAGGCGCTCTTGGTGCGATGACTTTTGGCGCATATCATCAATATACTACTAATAAAATAATGGAATTAAATAATGAAAAACAGGAATTACAACAAAAATATTTTATGGATAAAATGGAAAATAATCATAAAGCAGAAATGAATGAATTAAGAGAAAAATTAAATAAAATAGAACAAGCAAAAAATTGGTGGAATTAATAGGAGTTGGAAATGTTAGCATGTGTAATATAATAAAATGTATATAAATATTTTTTATTATGTAATTGTATTGTAATGGATAATCAAGTAAGAATACAAGAACTTGAAGAAGAGAATGCTAAACTAAAAGAAGAATTACATGCAACCAAAGAACATCTTAAAAAATATACCGCGCCTGCAAGTAGTAAGGTTTATTATGAGAAACACAAGGAAGAGCAAAAACAACGTGTTAAGGAATATCAACAACGAACAAATTATAAAAGCGATTACAAGCCTACACCAGAACAAAAGAAAGAGTATGCACGACGAGCATATTTGAAAAAAAAGGAAAAACTCAAAAATGAAACGGAAGAAAAACAAAATGATGAGAATATTTAGGAAATTTATATAACTTTATTTATAAATAAAAGTATATAAAAATAAAATGTTTAGTAAGTATATAGGATGGGTTATATCTATAAAATAACGAATAAGATAGACAACAAAGTATATATTGGACAAACCATAGGAGATTTAGAAAGACGTTGGAAAACCCATTTAAACACGGGAAGCAATTGTAGATATCTAAAATCTGCGATTAATAAATACGGGGTTGATAATTTTGACTTCAAATTAGTATGTATAACATTTGACAACCTATTAGATAATATGGAAATAAAATACATTGAACAATATAATTGTTTGGTTCCCAATGGATATAATTTGAGATTGGGTGGGAATAGTGGGAGACATAATGCAGAAACAAAACAAAAAATTTCGGAGACTTTAAAACAGAGATATGATAATGGTCTTATTCATTCAAAGCCTCAATTAGGAAAACCACATAGTGAAATACATAAGAAAAAATTGAGTGAAAGATTAAAAGGTAGAAAAATGAGTCAAGAATCAATAAATAAAAGGATTATATCAAGCAGAAAAAACAAAACGATACAATTTGATATTCTAGGTAATCGTTTAAATTCATTTGATAGTTGTAAAGAAGCTGCAGAATACATAGGTACAACAAAAGCAAACATAAATCATTGTTGTACTGGAAAGAGAAAAACTGCAAAAGGATATGTTTGGAAATATGAAAGTATTAAATAAAATACACACGATAAGTATTTGATTATTATTTGTTAAAACCCAACAAATAATAATATCGCTCTTGGGGCGTTTCGATCGCCCGACCGCCCGATAACTGCCTTTTGATAACAGTCGAGTGCTCTTCCAACTGAGCTACAAGAGCATAAGTCTCGCCAATGTGAATCGAACACATGCCAACTTGATTTACAGTCAAGTGCTCTACCAACTGAGCTATGACGAGTGAATATCAGGTAGATGTTTCGATCATCTGACCTTTGGGTTATGAGCCCAACACGCTGCCGCTGCGCCAACCTGATATAAGCTCTTACTGAGATTTGAACTCAGGATGCCAGATAACTTTAAGGATTTACCTT